TAGGGTTTTAACTGTCTGCCTCATTTTTAAATGTTTGTCATATCTAACAAAAGAATTAGAAGAATCAAACTCAATACTTAACTCACTAAATTTCTTTTCATCATCATCACCTGTTCTAAATGAAAATTCTTTATTTAATAATTCATCTTCAAAAAATCCCCAAGAAATATACAAATTATTATTGTTACTTATTTCAGTTCCTTGTATAGCCTGCCAATATATTCCTAATTTTAATTGATCATCTGGAATTTTAACTGTAGAGAAGTCACCACTACCGAATACCTTTTTTGCAAAAGAATTAGAATATGTTCTATATTCTTCCAATTGTTCATGACTAGATAACCAATTTTTTTTCAAAAACCCTTTACCATATTTATGAGCTACTAAATTTATTAAATAAGTATTAATAGCAGTCGTAAATTTAGGTTTAGAATTTGATTGAGTCTGATGTGCATAATCTAACAGAGCATTGTTCTTTGAAATAACTTCAACACTACATTCAAAACTTCCATTTTCTTTTATTTTTGAATCAAATGAAACTACATTACCAATTAAAGTTTCTAAATCCCCATTGGATGTTTCTATAAAACCATTTTCACCATATAAAACATCATCAATTGTAGTACCTCTGTTTAATTTATCTTTATTGAAGTACAAGCTATCATCCTTCATCAACTCATTCGGATCATACAAATCAGCAGTATTCCAACCAAAATCTATAAATACTTGTGCACCTGGCTTTAAGAAAAATCTAGAATAGATATTTTCATAATCACTAAAGTTATGAACTGTAAAACTAACTGTTGTTCTTTTTATAGGACCAAAACCGCCTTCTGTTGTTGATGATATTGAAGTTATACCCGCTGGTGGTTTTTTAAATTCGTTATTTTGAAGTTCAACTTGAGAAAAAACAGAATTTATATCAACATCAAAATCACTAGAATTTAAGGTTGTTCCTCCTTCTGTTATTATAGATTGATTAACACCTTTATTATTAGTTATTGAATTATAAATATGATTACCTATAACATATACAGTTTTTTCTAGAGGAATATTAAAAGATGATATTACATGTTCACCTTCTTGAATGAGTTCTTCACCTTCATAAAGTTGTCTCATGGCCCAGCCTTCTTTTTCTGTAACACTCAAATTAGTAGCATCATTAAGATCTACCCACACTGTATCACCTTCTCCAGCTGTTTTAGTAGTTTTGATAGTTCTAGGTTTTTCTTCGTAAGTCAACTGGACAGATGTCCACATTCTAGCAAATGGAGTTCTTGAAGATAAATCAGCTTTGCCACCAAATTCATTTTTATAATCAGATAGGCTTTTCATATTTTGATTATCCAATAATGTAGCATATTTATTTTTTATAGATTGGATTGAACTTAAAGGATTGGAACTCTCTGCATAAGCTTGTCGCCATTCAAGTTTTTCTTTTATCTTAGGCCTAAAATCAGCACCAAATATTACCTTTTTTATAGCCAAAGTTAATCTCCTTTAGCTGCTTCAACTGATGCTGGGATTCTTAATGAAGTACCTGGTTCGATATTCATTGAATTGAGATGATTAGCTTGTGCTATATACCACCAAAGAGAAGAATCACCATAATATTGATTTGCCAATAAATCAAATCTATCTCCATCTTGACTAATGACATATAAATCGGAATCAGAAAAAGGAACACTCTGATATATAGTTGTTTTATATCTGTTAGATGTTCTCCCTCTAAATTGAGTTTTCTTTGTTTTTGCTATTTTTGTATTACTATATCTTGGCATTTAAATATCCTTTATTTAGTAAGTGATGCTTGATTTTTAATAGTTCCAGCAAATCCTCTGAAATTCAATCTCTTATCTGTAGTAGTTAATAAACTTGGAACATTATCGTGTAATATCTGTAATGATATAGAAGCTTCCACATATTTAGGTACTCTTTTACCTGATCTAGTTTCCCAAGGTGAATTATCATCATATGAATAAGCTATTGATTTTATAAATGCTGTCTGATCTTTAAGAGCATTACCAAACAATTCTCCCATTCTAAATGATATCAATGGTGGTTTCATCATAACTTTACTATCTAAAACTTTTTCCACACCAACATACTGAGGATAACACATAGAATTTAATCTATCTAATTTTGCATAAATATGATTCAATTCCAATTCTGTATTTGCAAACAATTTTAAAGTAAAATTCACAGTTCTTTCAGCTCTTTCATAAATATAAACAGGTTCACTTCTTCCAATATAATTTTCACCAGTCCATTCAGGTGATACATCTTCTGTTAAACTGTTTATATATGCTCTAAAAATTACATAAGTACCATCTCTTAAATCTTTAAAATAAAATGGCATTCCATGTTTTTCTTCTTCAAACCAAAAGCTTTTGGTTGTACTCACTTTTTTAGGTGCATCTTTTTTTATTTGTTCAAAAGCATCACCAGTTTCTAGTGGAGTTACTGTCATCACATCAGATTTAACCCTATCTACTTCAGTTGGCATTCCCACTGCAGCTTTTAATTTATTTCTTATAGCATCACCTATTTTTCCCCCTCTGCCGCTGTCTTTTCCATCAGGTGGTCCAGCAAAAGTTTTATCCTGTGATTCGTTAACAACTGAACTGCCGTAAGATGGTACAATACCAAAGCCTTTACTCCACCTACCGGATCCTGCAAAATATTCAAGAGGAAATTCTCGTGGTACTAATACATTCGGTGTAGCATATCCAAGTAATCTAGCTGATGCAGCTAATGTTGATGTTGGTAAATATAATGATCTAAATCTTTGTTTTGCTGATAATAATTTTCTGCTGGATACATTATCTATACCCGGAGATGAAGATTTTGATTTAGATTTTTCAAAATCAAACCACTTATTAGTATCCCCCCCAAAAGATTCTTTACCAGAAAATTGAACAATAGAATTAAAACCTAATAAATTTTGTTTCAGAAAAAAATTAAGGCCTTCTTTACTAAATAAAAATTTTGACAATCTATCAAGATCAGTCAAACTTCTCTTCATAGGTAAACTTCTACCACCAACAGGATCACTACCCATATCAGTTACTATATATGGTTCATTTCCATCAAAAGTTCTACTACTAGGTTGACTTAAACTAAAATTTTCTTTTTTAGCAAATGGATTTAATTCAATTTTTAATGGTTTTGCTGTATGGTTTGTATTATACAATAAATCAAATTGTTTGGATATTGCAGAATCAGTATCATCTGGATCCTCTGATATATTAGTTAATTCAGTTTCATTTGGTATCATAAAAGATGATAAAGGTGGAGTTTTAAAAGTTATTTCATCTGAAGGTCTATCTCCTGGTTCTCCTACATTAAATTCTCTAGGGTAATTAAAACCACCTGCACCTGTATCTAAACTACCTATTGATTTTAAGTCATCATACATGGTAGCTATATTTGTAGTTGAGTTTCCAGCATCATCCAACCCATAAGAAAAAACATCTATTGGGGGATTAGCTTCACTATAAGGTGGTAATGCAACCCCCTCATCATCCATAGGTCTATCAACACTAAAAGTTTTTGATCCATATGGTATTGAAAAATCTATTGTTTGTGAATCATCATACAGTGTACCAACATAAGGATTTTGTTTTATAGTTGTTGATATATTAAAAGTAGTTATAGGACTCCTTGGATCATATTGTAAAGAATCATAAGTTTTAGCTAATGAAGTTTCATCAACTGAATCAAAATCATCTGATACAAGATTTGAAACTGTGTTATACTGTGGATAACCAGGTGTATCACTTGAATACTGTCCATATCCAGTATTACCAACTGATAAAGGAGAAAATTGAAATCCTTTTAAATCATCTGCCAATGTTTCAATCGGATTACCATCAGAATCAGTTGGTGCCAATACTGAAGTTGAAGGGTGAAATGTAGAAAAATTAGTGTCAGTACCATAATTAGTTTCAATCTGATTTAATGTACCATAATTCTGTGTAGTCATAGCTATTAATTTAGAATTTCCCAATTCACCATCCCCGAAACTATATCCAGATGTATTAAAATTAAGTGTAAATCCTTCTGGAAATGGTTCGGGAGGTGTATGTGTAAATGCACCATATGTAGTATTTTGAAAATCAACTGCAGGAATGGTTGTACCAAAATCTAATAATGAAGAATCATCATAACTTAAATTTGTAGTTGGTTGTGCAAAATTAGTTCCAAATAATGTACCATCTTCTCTTGTATCAACAGATGTATTTATATCAGAAAAAACACTTTTTAAATTTTTACTCACAAAATTAGTTGAATATTTATTATTAGAAAATCCTTCACCAAATGTAAGTGACTGATTCATTCCTATATTTCCAAATGTAGATTCCATTTGTTCTGTATGTTCTGGTGGGTGAGGTGGTCCATGTCTATTACTAAGTTCAGAATTATTCATTCCTATATTTCCAAATGTAGATTCCATTTGTTCTGTATGTTCTGGTGGGTGAGGTGGTCCATGTCTATTACTAAGTTCAGAATTATTCTGTCCTGCACCTTCAGCAAATATGCTTTTTAAATTTTCAAGTCCCAATCTTATTCTCCATTACCCAAAACTAGCGTTGGCATCAGTTTGTACTATTTTTAATTGTTTATTTGATATAACTGTTGATAATTGTTTATTATTACCTCTTTTTACTTCACCCTTCATTTCTTTAATTTCTGATTTTAAAGATGATATAGCAGCTATAACAGGTGCCATATCCATAATATCACCTACTTTACTTAGTGGTGTTACTAATTCTGATTCACCACCTTCACCTATTGTTGCCTGCATTCCACCAGGTGATGCTTGTACAAGACCACCTTCAGCTAAACCAATACCTTTTGTTGCACCAATTGATTTCATAACTTGACTCACAGCACCGATACCCATTGTAAGAGCTAAAGGTATTCCTATAATCGGGATTTTCATTATAGATTGCAATCCTGCCCAAATTCCTGCTATAGCTGACATTACCAATTTTCTGCCTAAAACTAAAGCTGCTGTACCTACTAACATCATAGCTGGTATTGACCCCGTCAATTTCTCTGTGAGGAATCCAATTACCTTAGCGGTTTCTCCGAAAATACCCATGATAAAATTCAATGGTGGTCCTAAAACTGTTACCAGTACAGCTGCTACAGATTTTAATGAATTCATCATTTCCGCCATATTTGATAACGCATCTGGGCCAACCAATTCTTCAAATCCTTTTTGTCCGGCTAATTCTCCGGCTAATGTTACTGCTTCTTCTGTTTTTGATACCATTTTAGCCGCATTTTCTACACTTAAACCTAAAGCATCAGCTGCTGCTTCTTTAGCTATCACATTATCTAATTCAGCAAAACCAATATCTTTAAGTATTCTATGTTGTTCTTTTTGTGCTCCTTCAAGATCACCGGCTAATGTTAATTCTTGTAATTTTTGAATATTAAATTGTTTGCCAGTTATAACTGATGCAGTTAAAGCATTTTCTAATGCCGTTGAATAATCTAATAAAGATTCAGCTGATGAAGTTACATCATCTAATTCCATTCCAAATTTTCTTGCCTGCATAGCAGCTCTAGCTATATTTTCACCAGTACCATCGGTGAATTTAGCTACATCTTCAGCCGAATCTGCTATATCAGCCAATACAGCTTGTGGTGCTACACCTTCAGCCTGTCCTAATAAAAATACTTGTTTTGCTAAATCTTGTGATGTTTGTTCAGTTAACCCACCAATAGTTGACATTATACCAACAAAGCTTGCGGCTTCATCTACAGATATACCTAAAGCTACAGATGTATCAATTATACTAGCTGATAATTTTGCAGCTTCTGCTTGACTATATCCAAATTCATCTGCCAAAGCTTCTGTGGCTTCAACCACTTCTTCCATTCCCAATCCAACTTTTTGAGCTTGTGCTTCTGCATCTAATAAATTTGTTGTTAATCCATTACTATTATCTAATACAGCACCAAATTCCTCACCTATAGTATCCAGTTTTTCACTGAATTCAACTAATATCATAACTGCCGCGGTAAGTCCTGCAGCTATCAATGTAGCTCCCACACCTATTTTACTAAAACTACCTATCATATCAATTGCTGATGAAGCCATTCCACCAGTTAAACCATCAGCAGCTTCTAACATCGAATTAGATGCAGCTTCTGTTGATAATAGATTTTCCTTTTGTTTTAAGTAAGCTTGCATTTCGTCACCCAGTTCACTACCTTGAGTTTTTTGTAACTCTCTAATCTGTTCCAAATCCATTTCTTCCGACCTGATAGTTTCCATCATGTCTTTTTCTTTATCAAATTGTTCTTTATTATAACGTCCGGATTCCTTTTCTTTATCATGCTTTGCAATCAAACTATCTAAAACTGCTTTTTCAATTTGTGCTTGTTTTCTTGTTAAACTGATACCGGATTTTAACTCTCTTTCTAAATCTTTATTAAGATCAACAACATCTTCCACTATGTCGTGGTGTTCTCGTTCTAGTTTCTGTTTTTTCTTTATACCATCGAGTATCTTTTTTTGGTATTCATCTTCAACTTTTTTTGCAGCTTCTCTTTCTTCTCGTATTTTTTTATTAATGTTATATTCTTTTTCAAAAGCTTTATATGTATCACTTGTACGAGTGAACCATGTTTCATTTGTATCTGATTTTTTTTTATTAGCCATTACTTATGTTCCATTATATAAAATCCGATAATGTGAATCGTGGGATAGGTGGGTAATCATCTGGTAAGTTTTTTCTAAGAGTGTTCTCTAATGTATCAACTGATTTATTCAATTTTTTAATGTTTTGGGACAATCCACCTTTTTTCAGTAAATCTTTTCTCTGATCTTTAGTCAATTTGGATTTTCCCTTTAAAAAAGATTTTATTTTATCAAAAAAACCTTCTGATATTATTCTACGTGAATCCATATATGTTTTTTTTGGCATAAATTTTCTCCAATTACTCATATATAAATATTAAGATTATTAAATTTTATCGTTTAAATCCTGGTGGTATATTAGGTCCAGATACTTTACCTGTTTTTTTCGTAGCTTTTTTCATCTGCTTTTTCTCTTCTTTCTTAACATCAATCAATTTATTAAGGTAGAATTTACGAAGATACACAGGCATACCATATACATCAGAATGTGTAAAACCTACACCATGATATACTAAAGTGAATATCTCGTTATGTATTTCTGGTTTATATTTTACTGTCAGGCCAAAAAAAGTTGGTGGTCATTGGTATATCTACCCTGACCTCTTCTCCTTCAATTTCTATTGTTTGTTGTAATTCTATGTCCGGTGCATTTTTTTTCATTTCTTGTCTTAAATGAAGTGAATCTCTGGATAACATATTATCAACAAAATTATTAATAGTGTGTTGTTCTGTATCACCATTTACAGAAGTTATGACATATTTTAATCTAGTAGTGAGTTCTGGGACTACTTGTGGATTTAATTTTTGAATGGATTTTATCTCTTCATCAATTAAATTTTCTTCTTTGCCTGTTAATAATTTAAAACTAATATCAGCTTTGGATATTGGTAATTTAATATCAAATTTATTTTCAGTAACACCTTCTGGTATTTTTTTAAATGGGCAATCAGCCAAATTAAAAGTATGTGTAATCTTATCACCTGTGTTTGGATTTATGATTTCAGTTGGATATTCTGGACCATAAGCTAAAATTCTAGCAGCTATCATAACTGCATTCTTATCACCCACAATCAAATCTTGATATTTCACATCTTCTGTAACTATCAATGCATCTAATAACTTTTCAATCACCAAACCCTTTTTAATAAGATTTTGAGATGTTAAAATATCTTCTTCTCTTGCCGTCATATATTTAATTGTTATCTTACCATCTTTCAATGGAGAATCTTTTGGATATAACTTACCCCCACTTGGTAAATCAATTACTTCTGTTGGGAATTTATTATCTTCAGCCATTTGTAACCTCCTATACTTCTAATGCTCTCCTGAACCAACCAAATAAGAATCGTTCTTGTTCTGGTTTTTTGTTTACGAGATCATAGTAGTGTTTTAATCTATAACAACGAGTTCTGTTATCACATGGTTTGTGTTTATTAATTGCTTTAATAGTTGATGGTCCTAGACCACCATCTACTTTTAAATCACCACCTTTTGAATTAACAGCCCTCTGTAATACTCTTACTGCTGTACCTCTTCCTTGATTGACACACATATCAAAATATATATGTCTTAGATTTTCAGGTAATTGAGGTACTCTATTCTTTACCCAATAATCATCATAATAAATTTTTTCTGCTTCTTCTTTTGTGAGATTTTTTATATCAACATCTGGATAGAATCGTTTAGTGATGCCGTACTTAGTTTCTCCGCCTAAATCATTAGGGTCATTTACGTATCCACCTTCGTGTTCTAATAAAACCTCTATTATATCATCAAATTTTGTTAACATTATTTATTAAAATTGTAATATTGCGTAATCATATCTCAATGTTAATGAAATATCTACTGGATCATTTGATGTGAAATCTAAATCACCAAAATTAGCTGTTTTTATCCATGTACCTTTTAAAGTCCACTCTTCAACTTTATCACCAACAGGACCCAATACATTAAGTTTAACTTCTTTTTTATAAAAATCTGAATACCCATCTCTACCAGTAACAGATTCATGTGACAATCTAATCCATTCCATTACGGCTTGAGCAGCACTTGGTACAATTGGATCATATAATGTTATCTCTAAATCTTGCCATTCACCTTTACCTTTTACATATCTTTTCACATTCATATGATCAAGCACCACTTCTTCAAATGATATTTGAGGTCTATTTGCTGTTTTAATCACATATGCTGGTATTCCATCAATTTCCATTATAAACCTATTTTTTACTTTAGGTTCAAACGGGGTAAACATTATATCATTAGCATCTACTAATTCTGCCATTATTTTTCTCCAATTTTACGAGTTATATCTCTCATATATAAATATTAACTTTTTATAAAAATCTATTCACCAAATGTAGCACCTGTAGCTTGTATTGTAAAATCTAATACAATAAATTCAGCAGTTCTTGTTGGTTGAACAAATATCTGACCATATAATATATTCCTATCAATAACATCTGGTGTGTTATTAGATCCATCCATAACCACTTTAAACGCATTTAAACCTGAATTAGATTGCACCTGTTCCATATAAGGGTTTACTATACTTAAAAATCTAGCTCTAGTTTTGGAATTATTTGATTCAAATACTAAGAATCTTGATGATGATGCAATAAACTTTTTCAATCTGATAAGCAATCTACGAACATTTACTCTATCCAACGCTGATTCTTTTTTCTGTAATGTTTTCTGTCCATATACCATCACACCCTGACCTGGGAATGTTGCCAATGGGTTAACATTAGATTCATATAATTCATCTCTGTTTTTATGTGTTAACTTTCTTTCAGCTTGGATAGCTCTATCAATAGTACCTCTATTCATACCAGCCGGAGCAAACCACTCATGTCCAACTTTATCATTGAATGCATAAACACCAGCAACTGCTACAGAAGGTGGTATCCATACATCTCTACCTAATTCATTTTGTGATATTTTTATCCAAGGCCAATACATAGCTCCAAAACTTGAATCTCTAGCTTCTGCTCTTGTAATAGCATCTGTTATATTCATACTATATTCAACTGGATCAGCTATTAAGAAACAATCACCTCTATCTTTACATACACTTAATGCAGTTGTGATTATAGATGTATGAAGTTTATCTACAATTCCAGGTAACATTATTAAATTTATATCAAATTCATCTTGATTTCTTAAAAGATTAAGAGCATCTTCATATGCTGTTTTTCCTGTTTCACCTGTTGATGGGTTTACACCCTGAACATTGTCTGAAGATACATTTTCATAAAATTGTTGTGGGTGTACTATATCACCATCACCACCACCACTAAATGAACCACCAAGTGAACCACTATTAGATCCACTATGAAATGATGGTAAAGAAGCTGAATAATCAGGAGTATCTACATTACCATTTTCATCTAAATAATCTGTTGTATTTCGTAATACTTCAACTCTAACATATTTTGATTTATTTGGATGAGTTCCATTAGATACCAAATATGGATTTGAAGTACCACTTCCCCCCAATGAGATATATTGATCACCAACCCTTTTTGATATATAATTGGATGAATTTTCATCTAAACTTAAATCACTCCAGGATTCTAATATCTGTTTTTTCTCACTAGTATCATTACCTCGTCTAACAACTAAACTAAATGTTCCTTTTTTCTGATTTATTGAACCTATTTGCCATCTTAAACTATTTATTGAACCTGAAGATAAAATATTGTTTGTACTAACTGGTCCAACATTGTTCATAATTGTACCATAACCCAAAGTATGAAGTTTGAATGGAGTTCTAAAACCAGGACCTGTTGTATCACCATCATCATTAAAATCTTGCCCACCACTTAAACTTTTTGAAGTTATTGCAACAGGACTTCCACCAATTTCAACAAATTTATTTGCTTGTGAACCTCCAAATAAAGGTGTTGGAGTTATACCTGATGTAGGTCCACTAAGTACACCAAAATTACCAGCAACACTCGATGTAAATTGAACTTGTGCTCCATCGGAACTAGCACTTAATGGTAATGTATGTAATGATGCACTATTGTTGAAAGTTTCACTGAACTCAGTAGCTGAATTAGGTAAAGTAGAAGTAGATCCTGAATTAACATAAATTAGTGTTGAGGTGTTAGTTCTTTCAGCTGTGGATCCTGTAAACACAAAATTTACTGTACTACCACCAAATGGGGTAAATGAAGCTGACACATCTGAAGCGTTAAGAGAAAGACCAGTAGTAGCCAAACCAACTAAAGTTATACTTCCAGTATGTTTTGTACCACCACCTACAATAGATGGATCTACAGATGAAGAAATTGTTGCCGATGCAGCTGTAGGACTTCCCGGTACAACTCTAACAACTGTTAATCTTGAACCATGTTTTAAATATTCTCTAGCTGCTTCACTGGTAAGATATGAATAATATTGACTTCCACTTTTAAAAGTTGAACCAAATATCTCTTGATATTCCGAATAAGAACTTACAACAGTTGGTGACAATACAGGCCCTTTAACTGTTGGACCAACTACTGCACCACCTATATCACCAATTGCTGATGGTAAAAATGATTGATCTAATTCCTTAGTAAATACACCAGGTGATACTATTTTTTCTGTTAACTCAGCCATTCAAAATCTCCATTTTATTCAGGGAATGATGCACCTGTTGGTTGTACTGTGAAATCTAATACTATAAATTCAGCAGTTCTTGTTGGTTGAACAAATATTTGTCCGTATAGGATATTTCTATCAACTACATCTGGGGTATTATTTGTTTCATCCATTACAACTTTAAATGCGTTTAACCCAGAATTAGATTGTACTTGTTCTAAGAATGGATTTACAATACCCAAGAAACGAGCTCGTGTTTTACTATTATTCTGTTCAAATACCAAGAATCTTGATGATGATGCAATAAACTTCTTAACTCTAATTAATAATCTTCTTACATTTACTCTATCAAGTGCTGAAGCTTTCTTCTGTAGTGTTTTCTGACCCCATACTGTTATACCTTGTCCTGGGAATGTTGCAATTGGATTTACATTAGATTCATATAAAGTATCTCTATTTGATTGAGTTAATTTTCTTTCAGCTTGAATAGCCGTGTCAATTCCACCACGATTTAAACCTGCTGGTGCAAACCACTCATGAGCTACTTTATCGTTAAATGCATAAATACTTGGAAGAACAACTGATGGTGGAACCCATCTATTAGTTCCCAATTCATTATCTGGGATTTGTACCCAAGGCCAATACATTGCTGCATAATTTGAATCTCTTGCTTCTGCTCTTGTTGTAGCATCTGTTATATTATATCCATATAATGTAGGATCAGTTATAACAAAACAATCACCTCGATCTTCACAAACATCTATAGCTTTAGATATCACAGATTGATGATTAGCTGCATTATCACAAAGACCTGGTAACATTAACATATTTATATCATATTCATCTTGATTTGATAATAAATTTAAAGCATCTGTGTAAGCATTAGTTCCATCACCAGCTGAAGATAATACATATCCCTGTGTATTAGTATTAACTATTTTGTCATAGAAAAATCTTTGTGCAGTATAAGTACCTTGATCATTACCCAAAGCATCTTGACCACTATATCCATTATCACCCCCAGCAAAACCACCACTATTTAATCCAGGTAAAGATTGAGAAAATGCATTATCACTTATACTTCCATTTTCATCAATATAATCAGCCGTTTGTTTTACAACTTCAACCCTAACATATTTCGATTTAGGTGCATATGAACCTGATAATTGTAAATAAGGGTCAGTAGTTCCACTACCTCTTATGGTTTGTACCTGATCTCCGATTCGTTTTGCTATGTAATTTTGAGTATTAGGATCTAAACTTAAATTATTCCAACTTTCTAAAACTTGTTTTCTTTTATGTGTATCATTACCAGTTCTAATTAAAAGTGTAAATGTTCCTTTTTTGGCATTTTGGCTTGCTATTTCCCACCTTAAATTATGTTTTGAACCTGATAATAATATATTATTTGTACTATTACTACTACCTTCATAACCACCGGTACTAGCAGATACACTATTCATTATAGCACCATCAGCTAATGTATGAAGTTTAAATGAATTTTGAGAAGTTGCGGTATCAAAATCAGTATATGAAGAAGCTATACTACCTGAATGTCCAGGACCTCCAGTTTCACTACCTGTAGGTATGTTAGCTGTAGCCTGACTATATGGACCATCTAAAATTCTAACGACAGTTAATCTTGGGGCATGTTTTAAATACTCTCTAGCCGTATGTGATGTTAAATATTGATAATATGATGAACCACTTTTAAATGCATCACCAAACATTTGTTGGTATTCTGAGTATGATGAAACCACTGTAGGTACTAATGCTGGTCCTTTAACTGTTGGACCAACTACTGCACCACCGATATCACCGATGGCTGCTGGTAAAAATGATTGATCTATCTCGCTCGTAAATACACCGGGGGATACTATTTTTTCGGCCATTTAAATTCTCCTGTCTAAACTTTTGTGAGGGTAAGAATAATATTATTCATATATAAATATATGATAATTTTCCCAAAACCTAATATTTATTTATCAGTTTCAGTATTTAATTTATAAACACCTGTTTTTGGATCTAAAACTCCAGCTCCATATTTTTTGGTAATTTCTTCTATGAATTTTTTCTCTCCTTCTTGAATTTCTCCAAATTTTTTGGTTAATTCTTCTTCATAACTATTAACAAATTCAATCTGTTGAAGTAATCTCAATTTATTTATTGCTGATTGACCCAACTCTTGTTGAACTTGAAAATACTTTGATTGTATTTCTTTAATACTTTTTAACTCTTCTTCTGTAAACTTCTTATCTTCTGACATTATAACCTCCTGTTTATTTTAACGATTTTATTTTTGATATTGGTTTTGGTTTTGGTTTTATTCTAGCAGAACTAGGTTTATTTGATGAACCATAATTCTGTAAAATATCTCCTACAAATACTTGACCAGTAGGTAACCCCACCTGTTCATTTGTTGCATCACCTTCAAAACCAAACACCACTTTACCTGGTGTTAATTCTCTTTGCGTTGTTGAAACTTTGTTTGTTATTGTTGAATTCATATATTCAGGTAATAAATATGCTTTTGTTGTTACACTAAATGTAGATTTCACAATTCTTTCCGAATCAATAGTCATTTCAGTTGCATCTTCTATTGAATCTATTGTTGATAAAAATTTATAATTGTTACTACCACCCCAATATTTGTTACTATGTTCAACAAACATTTCAATTAACGAATTCATTTGTTCTATATAAGCTGTCCATAAAATAAAATCATATGTAACATCTGAAAAATTAGGCATACTTGTAACAATATTTTCAGTTACAGGTTTTGTTCCATTTAAAACTGAAAATCTATCATATTGATTGTCTTTTGACCATTTAGAATTTCGTGTGACTTTAGCGTATTTCATTTGTATATCATGTTCAAAACCTTGACTTGATAATTCATTTTTTCCTATGGTTGTTCTTCTTAACATAATCAATGGTAATACCAAAGAACCATTTTTATCCCTATTAACACCATTCTTTCTAACTGCCACCCATCTTTCTTCGTTACCATACATAACTGGTACATCAACCATTTCATTGGCTTCATTGATTTTAGGTGTTAATACATTTTTTATATATTTGATTATTGATGTATCAACATCTTTTAAAGTAATGGCATAATTTTTAGTATAATCTAATCCTGGTTGTACAGATGCAGCTCTATTACCCTGTCTTTGAGTTGAATTTCTAGTAGATACTTGATCAGCTCTATTAATAGATTCCTTTGAAACAACCTGTTTATTTGTTATTGGATTAACAGCCATTATTTATTTCCCCTGAAATATTTATCAACTAATTTCTTACCTACATATAATACTGCGATAACACCAACTATCGTTAAGATATCAAGTGTATGATTTCCTGAATCTGATTCTATTGAACCTAATGGTGTTTGTACTTTAAGTTTTTGTATAGATTTAGTCGGAGGCATTGCTGCTAAAACTGAATCTTGTATAACTGGTTCTTTATTCATCTAGCGTTTACCTTTAAAATTGATTTTGCTATTTTACTTGTTGCATATCCCATAACAGCTCTCAATTGAATTTTAAGTTTTCTCTCATCAATTACTAATTGATAATTGTTAA